GATGAACATCAACGATCAAACAGATACGTTCCAGTACGAACTAGCCAAGCTAGTGTATAGGTTCAAGAGCGAATACGACCTTAACGATTACACCATAGCTGGGTGTCTGGACTTCTGTAAACTCTCTGTACTAACGGAAACAGATGATGTTATATTCACCGGAGAACTAACAACAGAGGACACCGATGAAGAAGAAGACACCGAAGACGACGAAATCTATCCAACCTTCTAGTCGCTCCGCTCCTAACGCACCTGCTTCGACAGCTGCTATTGACCTTCCTGTTATACGTATTGTATCCGAAGAGGAAGAGATGCATGTGAAGCTCGGACTGGAGATGGAAGATGAAACCCACGATATGCTTGTTAAATGGGGCAAAGAAGTAGCATCCGACGAAGATTACATCAATATTGCTATTACGGACGGTATAAAGCACCACATTCATCGTGCCGATGCAACGCATTAACTTCCTTACGGTCGATTAATGCTTTATATATCAAGCGATAAGTAGCACTTTGCTACAGCTGCCGAAAGGTTTCGTTAAAAAAATCTGAACGGCTTCAAAAAAGATTTTGGTAGAAAAATGCGAGAGGCTTACGCTATATACGCCCGCAAGTTTTTTCCCCGTGTGTACCCGCAAGATTCTTATAGGGGAGGGGATGTTATTTCGCATAACACATATTATGTCTAATTACAAGTGCTTGGTTATCAACGACTTAGTGTTTTTACTGCAGTTTTCGGGGCGATCAAGATCAGTTTTACACGAGTAAAGCACATCAGTAAAGCTTGCCAGTTGCTAGTTGTTATTAGATCAAAAGCTTGGTTCTTAATTGATAATTGATTCTCATTAGTCGTGTTTATCTTTTTCTTTTTTCGCGTTCCACTTTCGATCACAATCGCTCGCAATTACCACTTGAAACGCTCACAATCGCTCATTAGCGATCATTATAACATCAATCAGTTCATCTTATACAATTCAATATCTGCATTTTTTATTCGCTGATTTGCTAAATTTCGTCCAAAGCTTTGCGTATGAATAATAACTTAAACCAATTACTTCACCGCCTTGGCTCGCTCCAGTGCGGTCTCGTGGATGTTTTCGCTAATGATGGCGATTGCATCGAACCTATCAATACTGGCTATGGCTACAAAGCTCTAAAGGATGCCGTCAATGCCGTGGAATTATCTGAAATAATCGTCAGAAATACATCAGGCACCCAAACCGCTTGGTTTTTAATTTCTTCAGGAGACGAAGGGATCATCGATCAAAGCGGTCTTAATTATTAATAACAACCAAAAATACCAAAATGAAAAAAACCATATCAATCGTTGTTATCACTGGCGACAATGTTCATCATGTCGAACAAATCAAATCAACGCATCCATCACCTATCTCTCAAGCGATGGCAAATGTCGCCTATCGATACAGAAAAGCGGGTAAAGGATCACCTACAATCTTAAAAGCTTACTGATATGAAAACTTCACAATTATATCCGCACCAAATCAAATTTAACGGCCGGGAGGAAAACGCAATAGGTATCTTTTATGATATTACCTTGCAAGTATTACTTGAGGATAAACAACACGAACCCATCGAAATAATAAAGGAACTTAGGCAAAGAGGTTATGAGACAAACAACATTGTTTCAATTCGTAGGCTTCAACCTAGCTCCGGCCTTAAGTACGTAACATTAGTTTAAAATCATGAAACAAACAATCAAAGACCATCTTCTCTCTCTCCTCATCCTTAACCTTTGCTTTGGCTCGTGGTGGCTTATCCTCCTGCTTTGCCTTAGTTCCTAATACCTAAACCTACAAATCAAAACCAATGAATACTATACTTAAAAACGAATATAAACTTACAAATGACGGGGACGCATGGGGCAATTGTATGCAATGGCTATTTGCTATTTGTGATTACCTGACCTTTGAGACGGATGAATGCATTCCTGATGAATGGCAATTTAAAGCTAGTCTAATGGGTGCAAACGAAGATTGTTTTTGTTATCAGTCCTTAAGGCACTTTGCATTTGAGCAAGAAATAACCGATGCCGATGTTTTAGAGTTTGGCAAAGTACTTATACGCTTGCGTGATATATTAGAGCGTAAAGGACTATCTTATTAACCGACTAACCTTACCTGACCTTATGAATTACCTATTAGGAAACAAAAACATAGTAGATTGGGGGGTCTTTGCTGAAGTGGAAGATTCTACCGATCCAGAATTAACGCAACAGATAGAGCTTGTATTGCCCGAACATATCCAACAGGAAATATACAAGCTGATTACTGATAACATAGACCACGCCAAAGCGATTGAAGCAATGGCACAATTTTAACCGATCATGTCAGTAACCATCTACCTAACCGACCACAACGGACGCAAGGTTGCTTTCTTCTATCGAATCGATAGCGAGCGATACCTTACCTGTCCGCAATTAATCTGGGCTTGCCGGGATTATCCAGAGTACCAAGGGCGTGCAGAAAGCAAAGAGGACTTCATGGAGCAGTGCAAATCTGTTATGAAAGAGCTCAATAAAATTTCACAAAAAACCTGCTCAACTTGTGAAAAAATTCCGTGTGACACTTGTGGGTTGACTTCTCCTAAAATGGAGGCACAAAGTACCTGTCCACAATGCTTAATCAATGACCAGTAACAACCTAACCGACCCAGATTTCCTAGACATGAACGACCTCGACAACGATCACATCCGTGCTTTAATTGAGCATTACCTGTCCGTCCGTGAAAAGATGCCCGACAACTTAACCGTCCGTGACAGACTGGAGGAGCTACAAGCGGAGCTGATTAACAGGACGAGTACGATTGAAGGAATGATCCGACAATCAACCGACAACCCGCTATGACCTTAACCGAAGGAGAATATATAATGACCATGCTCGGCTTTTTCTGTTTCGTGACTGTGGGCTTGATCTTCCTAGCCTGGATTTACAATGACCTATGAAAAGAACTGAACCTACACCTTATTTTGTTGTGTGGTGTCGTAAAGCAAGCGGTTACAAAAAGTTTGAGATGGATCAAGATTGCTTTTTCAACTACGAAGACGCTAAGGAAAAGTACGACAAACTATACAACAACTCTACTGTTGAAAATCTAAAGCTAACTAAGGTTATCGAAGAGAAAGAAACAGGAGTTATACCACAAGAATACTACGCATGAAAGAAACCTTACTTGACCCAATTGACATGACCGAGGAACTGATGTTCCACATTTTTAATAACGATATGAACCGAGAGCTTGACGGAAGATGGCTTGACCTTTACCTGTCCTTACAGCACTACAAAGAACACCTTGAGAAACTGGAGGAGGAATGAACAAAAAGCCTAGAATTAGAGTGCGTCCTGTAAAGGGCGGTTTATATTTATCAAAAAACACACAAGTAGCTTTATACGAACCCGGTTATTTCGTTGATGGGAAATGGCAACCCGCTTTAGGTGAAGAGATGAAAGAATTTAATAAGTTTAAAGAATGGTTAGCTTTGGGTAAATGGTATGAAAACTTTTGGAACAAGAATGAGCTTGGAGTAACAAAAGATGGCGTAACCTATCGAACACATAAACCAAGAGTTAGACCTGAATTAACGATATGAACGAAGTAAACTACGACACTTGGTTATCACAGCCTTACGAAGACCACTATAATGAAGCCGAAAAAGAAAGACAGGAAAGAGAATATCATTTGGAACAAATTGAGGGACTTACTGAACAGGAGATCGAAGATTACCTGTTCGCAGAAGACATCGAAGACCCACGCAAACACCAACGCTAACGATTTGTTTTGGGAGGCGGAGGCGGACATCATTCGACAGGAACTACGGGATGCAACAAGAGAGCTTTTATGAGGACATCAGTTGTCGTCACGACATAGACTGGCGGAAGGTAGACCCGAAAGCGATACACGAGGGCTACCAACTCTTCTGGAACAACACCGAGGTCAAACGATTCGAGCGGGATGAGGACGGGAAGTTAGTAGCTGTCCGTACAGACATCCAACGCATGAAACCGAAGACTACCTTTGACAACTTTGAGAACCTATGAAAACTAAAGTAACAGAGAGATTTACCTTTGAAGCTGCACACCGATTAGACGGCATCGGAAAAGAAAACGCTACTATTCACGGACACAGTCACGAAGTATTTGTGACCATCAGCGGAGAGCCTGACCAAAGATACGGATGGTTGATGGAGCAGGGAGAATTTCAGAAGAAGTGCAAGCATGTTATTGGATACTTAGACCACACTTATCTTAACGAGTTCATGGACAAGACAACGGCTGAAGCTATAGCTCGACACATTTTCTTGAGGTTATCCGAAAGCAGATTTCCTAGTCATATAAAATTAGAATCAGTAAAGGTGTGCAAAGTAGGTATGTGTGCGGAGGTACAAGGATGATCCAAGCTAGGTTAATTTATTTAGCGGGTCCAATCTACGAACAGGACGACACTTGTATTAGATGGCGTAAAGCAACGCAGAAACTGCTACGCAAAAAGAACATCATGTCCATTGCTCCAACCGATGTTGATTACCGTGGACACGAGAGACGAGCGGAAGCACCAACTGAAATTGTAAAGCGTGATAAGACATGGATAATGAGTTGCGATACTTTGTTAGCTAAGTGCGACTTTCCGAGTTACGGTACAGCAATGGAGATCATGTTTGCTTGGTCACTACAAAAACAAATCATTGTAGTAACTAACAGTCACTCTCCTTGGATTCGTTATCACGCTAGTCATGTATTCCCCACAGTTGAAGAAGCTTTGAATAACTTAGAGTTTCCTGACTTTGATGCTACTTTAAAAGGATGATACATTATCACGGCATGGCAGGAGCAGGTACCAGTAGAGACTGGATTACATTAGCTAGGGGACGACACTGTTTTGTTAGCTACGCAGCTTGTGACAAGTTACCTTTATTTGCTAGTGTATGTGCATCCTTTTGTTTGGATAACGGAGCATTCACAGCGTGGAAACAAGGCAAGACATTTGATATGGATGGTTACTTGTCGTTCGTTCGTGAGTGGATGCATCACCCCGGTTTTGACTGGGCAGTTATGCCTGATGTTATTGATGGATCAGAAGAAGAGAACGATGAGTGGTTAAATGCTTG